TTTGGTAGACACGGTTCTGAGAAGCCGATCAAGTTTGTGCATTTCAACCTGAGCGTACGGTATAACCCGCCTCAGACGTGCGCGGCACCAGCGGCTGAAGTAGTGTGAAATACTCGATCAGGTTTAACAAAAATAGGGGGCAGCCGGGACGGGGCACAGTAGACCACGTCTGGCGGGTGTTTGAGGGGGATGAAAGCAAGAAAGAGTACCTTGTAAAACACTTTCGACTCGAAGTACCCGCTGCGAGCGAACAGGATGGGCAGGACTGGAATGTAACCTGTTATGGAAAACTTACGCTTGATCGGGAAACATCGACGGCGACCATTAACCCGCAGTAAGGAATCGACATGGATTACCAAGTGTTGTTCAACCTCGCCATTACCGCCGCCGCATTTTTCGGTGGATGGACGCTTAGTCGCATATACACAGCAATTGACCGTTTAGACACTGATGTCCGTGGCCTGCCCCACGTTTACGTTGCGAAAGACGACTACAAGACGGACATGCGTGAGATTAAAGACATGTTGAACAAAATCTTCGACCGGCTGGACAGCAAGGCGGACAAGTGAACAGCTCTGACGACATCAAAGGCCGATTGACATTCGCAGTCACACTGATGGTATCCGCGACATTGTGTATCGCGGTATTGTTCATGGTCGTCGCGCTGGTGACCGGGCTGTGGTTCCAAGAGATCGACAACGCTGAGATTTTCAAACTTATCTCCCCTGCGTTTCAGACAATCATCGGCGGTTTCATTGGCCTGCTCGCCGGTGTGAAACTCAGCAACGCAGACACTGACCCACCGTGCCGAGGTAACAAATAATGCTCACCCTACTGTCAACCATCGCCAGCTTCCTGACTGGGGGCTTGCCGAAAATCCTCGACCTTTTCAAAGACCGGGGCGACAAAAAGCACGAGCTGGAGATGATGAGAATCTCCATCGAGCGCGAAACCCAAATGGCCGAGCGTGGCTTCGTTGCACAACAGCGCATCGAAGAAATCAGGGCCGACGCTGCAGCGGCTCAAGCCATGGCCTCGGAAAGGCTGGCACTGTATAAGCACGACACCGACATTGGCGAGGGAGCATCTCAGTGGATCATAGGGCTTAGGGCCAGCGTCCGCCCGGTAATCACGTATGGGATGTTTGGGATGCTCTGTACCATCAACGTGTTTGGATGTTGGTATGCGGTCAAGCAGGGTGTTCCGTTTGCAGAGGCGTTGGCGCTGCTGTGGGATGAGGAGACGCAGGCGCTGTTTGCGTCAATTATCGCGTTTCACTTTGGGGCGCGGAGTTTTGGCAAATGATTGGCGTGTATGCGGTTGTCAACAAATTCAACCATAAAGCATACATAGGCAGCAGCGCGGATGTTGGCAAGCGACTGGCCCAACATCGCTGGTCTATAAAGCATGGCAGGTTTCTCAATCGCCAAACATACCAAGAAGATGCAAAGGCGTATGGGTTTGGTGCCTTTGAGTTCAGGGTGCTTGCGCAAACTGACACCATTGAGCAGGCAAGAGAGCTTGAAACAGCGTGCTTGGAAATGTGGTTTGGCAACGATTTATACAATAAATGCGCGCACGCTGATGGCTCTACTGGCGTAAAACGAAACTCCAATGCGTACAGAGCTGGAGCAGCAAAGAGGCTTAATGACCCTCAGTTTGCATCCAGACTATCGGCTGCTTGTCGCGGTGCGCGACGCATCGTCTCCTGCCCACACTGTAGAGTCACGGGCGGAGGCGGCAATATGCGTCGCTACCACTTCGACAAATGCAAAGCAAATGAAAACAAGTGATGCAGGCAGGGCGCTAATCAAGCATTTCGAGGGCGTCTACCGGCGCCCTTACCTTTGCCCTGCTGTTTTGTGGACCGTGGGCGTGGGCCGGGTCTTGTACCCCGAGCAAATCAAGCTCAAGGTGCCGGAGCGGAAGCTGTACCCCCTGAAGCCCGAACACGACCGAGAGTGGACCCATGTGGCGATTGATCTTCTTCTTGACGCGGATTTGCTTACAGCTGAGAGCGGGGTTTTACGACTTTGCCCTGATAGCGCTCTTAGCCAAGGCCAGTTCGATGCCTTGGTTGCCTTCAGTTTTAACGTGGGCACTGGCGCCCTTCAGGCTTCTACACTCCGCCGTAAGTATAATGCCGGGGATGTAGCCGGCGCGGCAGAAGAGTTTGTAAAATGGAACAAAGGCGGTGGTAGAGTGTTGGTGGGATTGACCCGCCGCAGGCTTGCAGAGCAGGCGCTGTTTTTGTCCAAAGGTGCATGACATGCCACTGAAAAAAGTGCTTCTAAATGCCGGTGTAAACCGCGAAAACACTCGGTATACCAACGAAGGTGGCTGGTACGAGTCCGACAAAATCAGGTTCCGCCAAGGCACTCCTGAGAAGATCGGTGGGTGGGAACGTATCTCGGACTATACTTTTCTCGGGGTGTGCCGGTCGCTGTGGAACTGGGTGACTCTGGGTGGGCAAAACCTCATCGGTGTAGGCACCAACCTCAAGTTCTACATTGCGCGTGGGGGCGAGTACTACGATGTCACTCCTTTCCGTGCCACGGCTACCCTTACCAACCCGTTCACTACCTACTCCGGGCTTACCACTGTACTGGTCACCGACGTAGCCCATGGTTGCGTGACTAACGACTTTGTCACCTTCAGTGGGGCTTCCGCAGTAGGGGGGCTTACCCTTAACGGCGAGTATCAAGTCACCGTGCTTACTGACAATACCTACAACATCACCGCCGCATCCCCCGCATCCAGCTCTGCTACGGGCGGGGGTACCGTTACTGCGGAATACGAGTTGAACACGGGGAACGAGATCAATGTACCAATTGTGGGTTGGGGCGCTGGTGGGTGGGGGCTTGGCGGTTGGGGAGAAGGAGCGGAGACAACGGTGCTAATCCGGCTGTGGAGCCAGACCAATTTCGGGGAAGACCTGATATATGCCTACCGCGGAGGCCCTATTTGCTACTGGTACGCTAGTACAGGCACTGAAGTTCGAGGGGTTTTGTTGGAAGACTTCATTGACGCTTCTGACGTGCCGGTGGTTGTCAACGGTATATTCGTATCCGACGCCAGTCGGTTTTTGTTTGCTTTTGGGTGTAATGAACTGGGGAGTTCCGACATTGACCCGATGCTGATCCGCTGGTCGGACCAAGAAAATCCCTCGATGTGGACCCCTTCTGCTACCAACCAAGCGGGCAGTCTGCGGCTATCCCATGGGTCCGAAATTGTCGCCTACATACAATCTCGTCAAGAAATTCTGGTGTGGACGGATTCCAGCCTGTACTCCATGCAGTACCTCGGAGCACCCGAAGTTTGGGCCTCGCAGCTCTTGGGGGACAACTTGTCTATCGCAAGCCCCAACGCCGTTGCGTTTGCCAGTGGCGTGGCGTACTGGATGGGCAGGGACAAGTTCTACATCTACAACGGTGTGGTAGCCCCGCTCCCATGCGACCTGCGCAAGTTTGTATTCAATGACTTCAACACCGAACAGTACGAGCAGGTGTTTGCCTCGACCAACGAGGGGTTCAACGAAGTGTGGTGGTTCTACTGCACGGCGGAGTCCGACACCATCGACCGGTACGTAGTGTTTAATTACGTGGAAAACGTGTGGTATTACGGCTCCATGGAGCGTACGGCGTGGCTGGATTCCGGCTTGCGCGACTACCCCTTAGCTGCCACCTACAGCTACAACTTGGTCAACCATGAGTATGGCACCGACGACGCGGAAACTTACCCCACAGAGCCAATTTATGCGTATATCACTTCTGCGCAGTTTGACCTCGATGACGGGCATCAGTTCAGTTTTGTCTGGCGTGTACTGCCGGACATTACGTTCAACGGGTCCACTGGAGAGTCGCCCTCAGTGGTAATGACCTTGTTGCCGCTGAAGAACTCAGGCTCTGGGTACAACAGCCCACTGTCGGTTGGTGGAGAGGCCGATGCGGCCATCGTGCGTTCTGCAGTGATTCCAGTTGAAGAATTCACTGGGCAGGTGTACACCCGCGTGCGGGGCAGGCAGTTGTCGATGAAGGTGGAGTCCACCGATTTGGGTGTGGCGTGGCAGCTAGGCGCTCCGCGCTTGGATATTAGGCCCGATGGCCGTAGGTAGATGTATAATAAATAAAACTCGGTGTATAATAAAAACTCTTTCCCTAAGGAGCTTCGATATGCCGAAATTTATAGACCGGACTGGGCAGCGGTTTGGAAGATTGGTTGTGTTACAGCGTGTGGGCAGAACCGCGTACCAGAAGATAGTGTGGCGGTGCTTATGTGATTGCGGGCAGGAAACGCTTGTCTCTTCTGGGAGTCTTGCTTCTGGTAATACGGTGTCTTGTGGGTGCTACCTCAAGGAGCGGATCACAAAACATGGGGGTTATGGGCGATCTTCTTTCAACTCGTGGAGAGCTATGATTAGGCGGTGCACTGTACTTACGGATAAAGACTACCCCCGTTACGGTGCGGTGGGGGTAACCGTGTGTACTGAATGGCTTGACTATAAAGTATTCGCTGCAGACATGGGAGAACCCGAAGGAACACAAACGTTGGATCGAATAGACACGTACGGAAACTACAACAAAGCTAATTGCCGCTGGGCGTCTCCTGCGGTACAAGCACGCAACATCCGTACACGCAAGTTTAGCAAGTCTGGGGTTACCGGGGTTGTAAAGGTTTATAATGGTAAATGGATGGCCTGCGTAACCGCGCAAAAGAAAAAGTATTACTCTCCTGTGTTCCCCACAGTAAAAGAAGCCGCGGAGGCAAGAAAGCAGCTAGAGTTGTTACATTGGGGCGCAAATTAAATGGCTAACGTATTTGGGCAAATATTCCCCTGTGGCAGGCGTTGATGATAATCCAACTACTAAGGTCTGTCGTAGCGCCTGCGCTCCCCCAAGCTCCGCTTGAGTACAACAAACAATTCACCGACCAGTACAGCAGTGTGCTGCGTCTTTACTTCAACCAGTTGGATAAGTTACTGAGGTCCATTGTGAGTAGCACAGAAGACGTTGGGGTATATCCCGGAGGCACCGCCGCCGACGCGTTCGGGCGTATGCGCGTAAGCCAGCCTTACACCTTGTTTGATAGTCAGAACAGATATGCTGCTGACAACCAATTCAGTACGTCCACTGCCACTGGAGGGTCAACCACGTACTTGCCCTACGAGTCTTCGGTAAGCATGGCGGTGACAACAACGTCGGGGTCGGAAGTGGTACGCCAGTCTTATCGGTGTATGCCCTACCAACCGGGCAAAGGGCTCTTGGTGTTAGCTACTTTTGTTATGAACGCTGCTAAAACTGGGCTACGGCAGCGGGTGGGGTACTTCAACACCAGCAATGGGGTTTTCCTGCAGCAAGCCGACACTACGATTTCCTTCGTGCTGCGGTCGAACTCCCTCCCTACGCCGGGTACGCCAAGTGACATCCGTACGGTACCACAGGCCGATTGGAACGAGGACAAGATGGACGGTACCGGCCCCTCTGGACGGATACTGGACTTAACCAAGAACCAGATTTTCTGGGTAGACTTTGAGTGGTTGGGTACCGGCGACGTGCGGTGCGGATTCTACGTGGACGGTCGGCCTGTGATATGCCACATCTTCCACAATGACAACACCCAGACTGCGGTATACATGCAGACTGCCATCCTGCCAGTGCGGTACGAGATCACAAACACCGGCACCACCACCGGGGCGTCGGCCATGAAACAGATATGCTCGTCGGTGATCTCCGAAGGGGGTTTTGAGCAGATTTCCATCGACCACGTCGCCCGCCGCACCACGTCATTCACCAACATTGATACTGCGGCAACCTTTTACCCCATCGTGTCGATCCGCCTCGCGTCGAGCGCCTTGGGGGCGGTGGTGCTGCCTAACCGCACGCAGTTCTTGCCCCTCGGTTCCCAGAACTACGAGGTGGCGTTGTTGAAAAACCCTACGCTTACTGGGGCTACGTGGGCAGCTACAGTACCTACCGACTCCAACGTCGAGTACGACGTGGCGGCTACGGCCATCTCCAGCGTGGGAACCATCGTGCAGACTGACTACGTGACTTCCTCCGGCAGCGGTGGCACTGTGAATACCGCAGCGCCCACTGGGTTCAACTGGGACTTGCAGCTTGGGGCCTCGTTGGCTGGCGTGAGTGACATCTACACGCTTGCAGTACGCACGGTGTCTGGCGCTACCAAGGGCGAAGGTGTAGGGTCCCTTTCCTTCTACGATTTGACGCAATAGGTGGGACATGGGTATTGAAACATGGGTAGAACCCAGTGGTACTTTTGGTATGGGCGCAGGCCCAATTAGCCCCATAGCAGCGCGAACTGGACTGGATGCTGCGCTGGGCACCGCTGCGACTGGTGGGTTGGGGTCGTTGGCCGGTTCTGTTTTCTTCCCGTCATTAGTGGCTGCGGTGCTGTCCACGCCGATGCGAGCACGAGAAGCTCGGGAAGCTGAGTTAGCGCGGGAGGAAGCAGAGCGCAAAGCTATCTTGGGGGAGATGGCGGAGAAGGGGTACGACATCACTAAGCAATCCCCAGAGTATTTTGCGTCTATGGGGGCGCCATGGGAGGAGTCACCAGATAGCTCGACAACCGCGGGCTCCTTAGCTGCGGAAGCGCTTGCTAACGATATGCAGTGGTACAAGAACACCAAGACCTTGCCGGGGACTGAGGACGCCACAGACTACATTAACTCCCTGAACCCCGCGTACAACCCCGTTGACTATGGCAAAGATGTAGCAGATACAGTAGCGGGTATCCTTAAAGCCGATGACACCCTCAAGGGAGTGATTTTTGGCCCGGGTGGAGTAACGGGCAACGTCATTTTTGGTGGGGGTGTTGGGCCTATCCCCGGGGGCGACCCTGCTATTTACACAGGCACCTACGGTGGGGTTAACACTGGGGTAACCACAGGTATCCCGGCGGTCGATGCTGCGATCCGGCGGGTGTTGGACCAAAAAGTGGGGGGCAAGACCACGACCTCGGACGTGATCGTAGAGACTGCCGCAAAAGTGCTGGGTGTCCCCGTAGACGAGGCCATCGACATCCTGAAAGACAGCGGGGTTTTGACTTCACCTACGCCTACGCCTACGCCTACGCCTACACCTACACCTACACCTACACCGGCTCAAGACTCAACCGGGGGCACTACAGTGGGGGTCAGCAACGAGCCGTCTCTGTACGACAAAATTCTGGATTGGCTGGGCAAGAACAAAGACGCCACTGACGAAGAAATCCGGACCGTTGCCGAGAATGCGAAAGTTACGCCAGAGGACATTGCCAAGGCCACGGGCGCTTCAGTAGAGGACGTGCAAGAGCGGTGGGACAACGCCGGGGGGAATGTATTGGATACGACGACCAAACCCCCGGTGCTGGATACGACGACCAAACCCCCGGTGCTGGATACGACGACCAAACCCCCGGTGCTAAATACACCTACACCTACGCCTACGCCAACGCCAACGCCTACGCCAACGCCTACACCTACACCTACGCCTACTCCGACGTCAGACAGAGAAACACAGCCACCGGTTATAAACGTCACGCCAACGCCTACGCCAACGCCAACGCCTACGCCTACGCCAACTCCGGCGCCTAAACCAAAGGCAACGGTCGATCCGCTCTACGGGTTGGACTTTCAGACGGTAACGACGGAACCGGGTGACCTTGCACTCATCAAGTACCTGTATGACATTGGCGGGGACAGTATTTTTGCTCCGCAAATGGCAGAGGAAGACAACCCATCGCTATACACCACTTACGCCAGTGGTGGTAAAGTAGCGGAATTCGATATTGTGGAAGAAGCGCTGCGGCTGCTTCGGGGGGATTGATATGAGCACTTTGCTCGAGAAGCTCGGCGGGTTGTTCAAAGACGACAAAGGCGAGTACGACCTCAGCAAAATTCTTGCTGGCGGTACTGCCGGTCTCACCCTGCTTGCCGCGCTCAATAAAGACAGCGGGCTTGGGGAGTTCTTTGGGTTCGGTGGCAATCAGCAGCCCGTCGGCTACCAAGGCAAAATCCCAGAATTGACTGGCATCCGTGCTGCAGTCCCGCAGACCTACGACCCCACTCGACGTCCGGGTAGCGGCGGGCAGCGATATTTCAGCGATCTGAGCTACGCCACACCTGCAGACGTAGCCGCAAAGCAGGCTGCTGCAGAAACACAGGCTTCTGGGTTGTCATCGCTCAACATTGGCAATCCAGTGCGGCAAATGCGTCCGCAGTTGCAAAAATCCCCCGCGGAAATCCTTGCAGCCTACAACTACATAGTGAATGACCCTGCGCGAGCGGGTTGGACCAACGAGCAGAAAATGAGCCAAGTGCAGGGGGTCATGGATAAGGAAGGCATATCCCCTACGATGTTATCCCAAGCCATCGGCGTGCCTGCAGGAGACTTGCAGCAACAGTTCCGCGCTGCCAG